CGCCGGTCCGGTGCCCTGGTTCAAGGCGAACGCGCCCGGCTCGTTCTTCAACTGCACCAGCGCTTCGGCGAGCGCGTAGTCCTTCACCAGGGACGGAACCACGGCCAGGTTGATCGCGGTGCCGTTGGTGTGGGTCGCAGCCGTCGAGCCCTGCGCGCCGCGGGTGACGGTCCACTGGCGCGGCGCGTAGATCGTCGCCGAGGTGTGTGCGGCCAACACGGTGCCGTCGACGGCACGGTCCACGGTGAGACTGTTTCCGGCGATATCGGTGACCAGGACGCGCTCCGAGTCGAGCAGCAGCGTCTCGTACAGGTTGAACTGGGTACCGTCCGCGACGCCGAGTGTGACGTCGTTGTTCTTCGCCGTCGTCAGGCCGGTCAACTGGGTCTGACCGGTCGTCACCATCCGCCTGTCGGTCAGCAGCAGCCGCTCCGAGTCGATGAGGAGGTTGTCGCCAACCCCTGCCGCAGCACTGTTCGTGACCGTGATCGCGGTACCCGTCGTGTCGGTCACGGCCGCGGCAAGCAGCCCGGCCGGCGCCGTCTTGGCCCAGTAGCCGAACAGGCCAGTGATGTGCACGTCGCGCTGAGGCGTGGAGCCCAGTCCGAACGCACTGCCACTCGCCCGGTTCAACTCGAGGTAGGTGTAGGGCGGCGCATAGTTCCACGGGCCCCAGTAGACGGTGTCCGCAGGGATCGTCACAGGATCGTCGCCACCAGTGGTCACAATCGGGACCGTGCCGGTGACGTCGGCGAGCTCCGCTCCATCCAGGTAGATCTTCCACGGGTAGGTCGACTGGAAGTTCGGCCAGTCGAAGTAGCGGGTGGCAAGCTGCGGGTAGAAGACGCGATGCAGTTCACCCTCGACACGCTCGGAGGCGTCCTGGATGGCGCGGTCTATCCGCAGATCGGCGCGCGCGGACCACGTGACGTCGGGTGCCGCCCGCACTTCTTCGCGGGTCACGTAGGTCGGCCTGGTGACTGCCATCTTCCCTCCCTTCCTCGCCTAGTTCGCTGTCTTACATGCCGGACATGGTCTGCGGGTCCCAGTCGTCCGGGTAGTAGAAATCGCCGTCCGGGCAGTACAGGACCCCCGGCGCGGCGCCAGGGCCCTGTTTGAGCGGGACGCCGTGGGTGGGGCAGGCGACCGGCGGCACCGACTTGTAGTACTCGACGTACTGCGCCTGTTCGGCCAGCGTCGAATACAAGTCCCAGCCCGTCACGCCTCCAGCCACGCTCGCCCCCTACGCCGCTGCGACCGTGGCCGCGTCGTCGATCGGCACGTACGTGATCGTCCACTTCACCGAGCCGGTCACCGTCGCCGTCGTCGTGATCGTCACCGACCCGGCATCGACGAGGAACCCGGCGGCGGGCAGTGCGACACCCGCCTGCGTCGAGGCGTCGGTCACCGCCGCGCCGCCGGGTACCGCCGCGATATGGGAGCCGACTGCGGCCGTGGTGATGGTCGCGGCAGTGCCCAGCGCGGTCGCGGACCCGGCACCCACCGTCGGGGCGTACCCGATGGCGATCGTGTTCGCGCCCGCGCCGAGCACCGTGGTGACCTCGCCGACCAGACTGGTGATCGCGACCCGGCCGCCGGAGACCGTGAAAATGTTGCCCAGCGTGGACGAGGGCAGCGCGGCGGTCGCGCGCTCCACCTTCGCCCCGTAGACCGCGGTGCGGATCCCCAGCGTGCTCGGCATGTAGGTCATCAGGCCACCGACGCCCCGTCATCGAGCGGAATGTACGTCAGGTACCACTTCATGGCGCCGGTCTTGCTGGCGCCGGTGGTCCAGGTGATGGTGCCTGCCGAGACCACGAACTCGCCCGAGAGGAACACCGACGAGCCGGCCTTCGCGGCGGTCGCCATGACCACCAGGCCGGTCGGCAGTCCGGCGCTGCTCGCGACCGTGACCAGGGTCCCCGCCTCGGCGCTAGTGAGCACCGTGGACGTGGCGATACCAGCGGTCTGCGCGGTACCGACCGTCGGGGCGGTGCCGAGGGTCAGAACCGGGTCGCTGGACGCGATCGGCGTGGTGACGACCCCGACGAGCCCGGTCACCAGCACTGCGCCGCCGGAGACGGTGAACAGGGTGCCGGTCGCGGTCTGCGGCAGGTTCGCTGCGGCCTTCGTGACCAGGTTTCCCTTGCGCAGGGTGCGCAACTGGGTGCCTTGGATGAAGTTAGCCATCAGTGCACCTCACGCGGCCAGGATCGCGAGGTTGGCGGGGCTGCGCTGCACCGTGAGGTCGTGCAGAATCGCGGTCACCAGACCCGCCGCGGCGGCGTGGCAGTAGATGTAGTCGAAGGTGTCGTCCAGCTGGCTGGCGAACACCTCGATCACGGTCGTGTACGCACCGGCCTGCGTCACCGCGGCGGCCGCCGCCTGGGTCTGCTTCGTCCACGCCGCCGCGCCGCCGGTAGACGTGTTCTGGTAGTAGTGCGTGATCACGTTGCCGATGTTCTGGACGCTCGTGCCGGACGCGTCCTTCGCCTCGCGCACCGTGAACGTGTCAGCGCCCGTACACACGAACGTGACACCGGAGGCGTTCTTCATGCTCAGGTACGCGCCGGACGCGATCGGAACCACGTCGATCACACGCCCTAGGGCTTCCATTCCAGCCATGCTGGGCTCCTTCTACGTCGGCTCGGTCTTGGGCCACGGGTGCCAGTGCGTGGCTTGCCTGTTCCGGGCGTGTGCCCGGCCGCGGGATTGCGGCCGGGGCCTACCCGTACGCGTCAGCCTGCGAGTGCCGGCTGTTCGATGCTTGACGCCTCGTCGGGCTCGGCGTCCTGCTCGCCGGACCCGTTGTGACGCCAGCAGGTGCTGAAGCACGCCGCCGCGTCGTGCGGGTAATGCGAGAAGAAGTTGCCGCGCGCCTTGAGCTCGACGGCGACGGACACGAGCCGCACCAGCGGTTCGTCGCCGTCGACGATGACGATGTCCTCGTCGCCGCTCTTGAGCGCGTCCCGCAGCACCTTCGCGGTCACCGAGGAGAGTTGGATGCGCTTCATCAGCGGGACTGGATCTGGACGAAGGGGCTGAGCTTGTTCGAGGAGCCGTTGTGCGGGGTCAGCGGGGACTGGAGCCACGGGCGGCCGTCGACGCGCTCGATGATCCGGTAGGCGACCTGGTTGTTCTGGAACAGGAAGTGCTCGGACGAGTCGACGCGCACCTGCTGCCGGTCGCCGATCAGGTAGTACGAGAGGTCGACGAAGTTGATGTCGCCGGTGGTGCCGAGCGCGGGCACCTTCTCCGTGAAGATCACGGGGCGGCCGAGGATCGTCATCGGGGGGGTTTCGGAGCCGTTCTGCGACCAGCCGCCGATCCACACCGGGCCACCGCCCGTACCCACCGACAGTGCCATGGTCGCGAGCTGCGGGAACGTGTCGATCGAGGCGATCCACACGGCGTTCGGCAGCGACGTCGGGAGCATCTGCGCGTACATCGCGACGATGTTCTCCCACACGATCGTCCCCGACGGCTGCCCCGACGCCTTCGTGACCTGCACGGAAGCCGGGGAGCTGATGAAGCCCTCCGGGGTGCCGGCGCCGGTCTCGGTCATGAACGCGACGTCCTCGAAGAACGCCAGACCGTCCGGGACGCGCCCGTCGAACCAGGACGCGAACGCCGGGGCGTCGTCCAGGAGTTCCGCCGGGACCTTGAAAAACCCGGTGAACTTCTTCGCGTCCAGTACGACCTTGCCGAACTTGGCCTGCGACTCGACGAGCTGCCCGGCCTCCTCGGTCCAGTAGAACTGGATGCCGCCGAACACGGACGTGGTGTGGCTGGTGTCGTCCACGGTGGGGATCGGCACGCGCAGCGTCGACATCGGGATGACCGTCGCCCTGCTGCGCACGATCGACTTCTCGAGGGCAAGCTGCAGCAGTTCCGACCGCATGATCTCCGGGATCAGGAAGCCACCCGCGCCCGGCTCCTCGGACGAGAAGCTGTTCTGGAACTCCTTGATCCGGCCCAGCTTCGCGAGCAGTTCCTCACGGCCCGGCTTCGTCGACGGCGAACGCAGCTCGAAGATCGCCTTGCAGTACTCGCCGATGTTCCCGAACCGCTCCTTCGCCGGGATGGCGCGCTCGAGGTTCGCGCCGATCGACGCCTTGTTGTAGACCGCGCCTCGGCCGCGCGAGACCGCGGCGGTCCCGTCGACGGTCAACTGCGGCTTGCCGTTGGCGACGTCCACACCGATCTTCGGTC